CATTAGCACAAATTAGAGCAAAACTACAAGAACAAGAAAATACCAAACTTTCTGGTAGTTCAATGGGAGCAGACAACGGCTTATTCGCACATTGGAATATGCCAGAAAATACAATCACTCGCGTTAGATTTCTCCCAGACGCAAATCAAAAAAATCCATACTTTTGGCTAGAAAAACTAACAATTAAGCTACCTTTTATAGGTGTAAAGGGCCAAGCAGAAAGCAAGCTTGTTACTGTACAAGTTCCATGTATGGAAATGTGGAATGAATCTTGTCCAATTTTGACTGAAGTTAGAACTTGGTTCAAGGACAAGAGCATGGAAGAAATGGGTCGTAAGTACTGGAAAAAGAAGAGCTATCTGTTTCAAGGATTTGTTCGTGATAATCCCGTACAAGACGACAAGCAACCAGCGAATCCTATTCGTAGGTTCGTAATTAGCCCACAGATTTTCAATCTGGTAAAGAATGCATTGCTAGATCCAGAGTTGGAAAATATGCCAACTGATTATGAGCAAGGTCTTGATTTTAATATCAAGAAAACAAGCAAGGGTGGATATGCTGATTACAGCACCAGTTCATGGGCTCGTAAAGAAAGTGCATTGTCTCAAGCAGAATTGGCAGCAATTGAACAATATGGACTGTTTAATTTGGCAGACTTTTTGCCTAAGAAGCCAACTCCTGAAGAAGTTTCAATAATTAAAGAAATGTTCGAGGCTAGCGTAAATGGTGAACTGTACGATGCTGAACGTTGGGCATCATACTTTAAGCCACTTGGCTTTACTTCTGGAGGTAAAGTTAGTTATGGTGGCGATGATGAAGAAACTCCTTCACCAAAGAGAGCCGAAAACAATAGTTCTATATCTATGACATCGGCTACTAAAACAGCGTCTGTGAAATCACCAGTATCTACACCAGACGAAGATGATGATTCTCCGTTTGTACCAGAGGTAAAATCACAGCCATCTATAACAGTTAAGCCTGCACAACGTGCAGAAGATATTTTGGCTATGATTCGTAATCGTCAAAAAGCTTAATTAAAAAATAAAACAACCACACAAAGGGTATGTAACAGTACCCTTTTTTCGTATAAACTATTGTAATTAAAAGGAATATAGTATGGCTAAACCATTTGACGTAGCAAAATTTAGAAAATCAGTAACAAAATCAATTGAAGGAATTAGTGTTGGATTTAATGATCCAACTGATTGGATTAGTACGGGAAGTTATGCATTAAACTATCTTATTAGCGGTGATTTCAATCTTGGAATTCCCATGGGAAAAGTAACGGTATTCGCCGGTGAGAGTGGCAGTGGCAAAAGTTTTATATGCAGTGGTAATCTAGTGCGAAATGCACAGGAACGTGGAATCTATGTAATTTTGATCGATACAGAAAACGCACTAGATGAAACTTGGCTGAAAGCACTTGGGGTAGATACTAGTGAAGATAAGTTACTAAAGTTAAACATGGCCATGATTGATGATGTGGCCAAATTGATTAGTGAATTTGTCAAAGAATATAAAACAATGCCAGAAGATCAACGACCAAAGGTATTATTTGTACTTGACAGTATTGGTATGTTGTTGACTCCGACTGATGTTAATCAGTTTGAAAGTGGTGATCTTAAAGGTGATTTAGGTCGCAAGCCCAAAGCACTAACCGCACTTGTTCGTAACTGTGTTAATATGTTTGGTGATTTGAATATTGGATTAGTTGCCACAAATCATACATATGCAAGTCAGGACATGTTTGACCCAGATGATAAGATTTCGGGTGGCCAAGGATTTATATATGCAAGTAGTATCGTAGTTGCTATGAAGAAACTCAAACTCAAAGAGGATGAGGATGGCAATAAGATTACCGAAGTGCGCGGTATTCGTAGTGCATGTAAAATTATGAAAACACGTTATTCCAAGCCTTTTGAAAGTGTACAAGTAAAAATTCCATATGAAACCGGATTGAATCCATATAGTGGACTAGTTGATCTTTTTGAAGGCAAGGGTTTGTTGCAAAAAGATGGCAACAGCTTGAAATATGTTAATGATGATGGAGTAATCATTAAACAGTTTAGAAAAGCATGGGAACGTAACGAGGAAAATAGTTTAGATACAATTATGTCTGATATAAGTAATAAAAAAACAAAGGTATAATTGAACATGAACATTGAGACAGACGTATTAATAGAAACATATCAAACTCTAAAGCAATATATTCCATCAAAGGATAGACAAGAGGCCAGCGATACCTTAATGAGCTATCTGATTGATGCTCTATCAGATGAGCAACTTACGGAATTCAAAGCTACAGATTCATACACCAAACGTAGCTACGAAGAGTATGCTGGCGAAAGCGAAGTGGATGAGTTTGATGGTTCAGATGATTACGAAAATTAATGTGGTATAGTCAAATAATACAAGACTTGGGTAAATTACCTGATTTTATTTCATACTATGAAGATGAATTAGTTCAGGCAAAAATTGAATGTTCTATTCGTGGCAAATTAGAACGTAATGTTGCTGATTTGCCAGGTATAACTGAACGACGATTTAATCAGCTTCAAGAAATCGAAGCAGTGCTGAATTATATGAATATTCAATTACGAAAAATCAGACGTAAACACTTTCAAAAATATTTAGAGTCATATCCGCGTGCTCTAAGTAGTAGAGATGCTGAAAAATACGTTGATGGAGAAGATGAAGTAATTGACTATGAAACTCTGATTAATGAAGTTGCATTAATTAGAAATAAGTGGCTAGGTCTAATAAAAGGTTTAGAGAGTAAAAACTTTATGTTAGGACATGTGGCAAGATTAAGAACAGCGGGTATGGAGGATGTTTCACTATGAAGATAGTTCTTGTAACGGGTGGATTTGATCCCATGTTGTATAAATAATCATAACTATATGGAGTTATTATGTTTATTGAAAACAAATATACAAAGTGGTATAATTCTATAATAAAAAATAGAAAAAATAATCCAGTTATTGGCTACACTGAAAAACATCACATAATACCAAAAAGTTTAGGAGGCAGTAATAAAAAAGAAAATATAGTTGCTTTAACTGCAAGAGAGCATTTTATTTGCCATCGATTACTGACAAAAATGACTAGTGGTAAAAATAAAATGAAAATGTCCTATGCAATAAGATGTTTAATGAATAGAGAAAATTCGTATCAACACCGATATAAAGTTACATCTCACGTATATGAGAATATAATTTCTGATACAAAAAAAATTATTTCTAAATATCAAAAAGGTATAAACAATCCATATTATGGGAAAAAACACTCTCAAGAAGTGATAGCAAAAATGAAAGCTAAAAGAGCAATGCAGATTATGCCAAAACGGATGAATAAAATATATTCAGAAGAAACATTGCAACGATGGAGAGACGCTGCTAAAAAACAATTTGAAGATCCTGCCATGCGAGAGTCTTATAGAATTAAATCGTTATTGCAAATGACTGATCCAATAATGAGACATGCAGCGGGTAATGGTAATAGAGGTAAACATTGGTATCATGATCCATTAACAAATAAAAATTTGTGTTGTTTTGAACATGAAGTACCATGTGGATATGTAAAAGGTAGAAAAATGAAATCAACTAAATTTGAAAAGGAGGTGTAACAATGAAGATAGTTCTTGTTACTGGCGGATTTTGATCCGCTACACAGCGGACACATAGCATATTTTCATGCGGCTAAAAAATTAGGTGACCACCTTATTGTTGGTGTTAATTCAGATACATGGTTGACCAGAAAAAAAGGTAGACCATTTATGCCGATATGGGAAAGAACTTCAATTATTCAAGCTTTAAAGATAGTTGATAGTGTGGTATTTTTTGACGATGCCGCGGATGCTGATGGCAGCGCCAAGCATTTCATTCGTGAAACATTAGACATTTTTCCGAACGATGAGATCATTTTTGCCAACGGCGGAGATAGAACTAAAGAAAATATTCCAGAAATGGAAATTGTTAATCCTAGATTAAGTTTTGCCTTTGGCGTAGGTGGTGAAGACAAAAAGAATTCAAGTAGTTGGATATTACAAGACTGGCGAAAGCCAAAAACTGATCGTCCATGGGGCTATTATAGAATTTTACATGAACACGATAATACAACCAAAGTAAAAGAATTAACGGTCGATCCTGGTTCTTGTCTGAGTATGCAACGTCACGCCAAACGAAGTGAAATTTGGTTCGTTGCTGCTGGTAAAGCCAGTGTGTATACTCTTAATAGAAGCAGTGATTCTGAATTAAGAACCGAACTAAATCAACATGAATTTTTAACTATTAGCGCCAATGAATGGCATATGTTGTGCAATGAGGACACTGTACCACTAAAATTAGTTGAAATTCAATACGGTGAAAACTGTATATAAGATGATATTGTTAGACACAACAAAACATAGTATTTTTGATAAATATAGTTATCATGCGAAATTTTATAAACATACTAGATAACTTAATAGTTGAGAGCCGTGGTTTAGGAGCTAGAAAAACCGGTGAAGAATTTGTAAGTACGTCAAATCCAAATGAAAAAATTTATGTTAATTCTGTTCGTTTTTATCCTGAAAATGCAACTGAATTTCCATCTTATCAAGAAAGGGTCAATGACTTAAAACAGCGAGTTAATAACATTCCCGGAGCATATGTTGATTTAATTAGCAAGTTCAAAGAAAGTGATCGTGCCTATGGTATTGCAATATTTGACAATCCAGAAGGAAGTAGATTAGCTTATGTTAAGCCATATAGATCAATAAATTTAGATCCAACTCAAAATAAATGGGATAATCAAACTGGAATTCCTGGCTACAAGTATAATAGTAAAAGTGCAGCA